TACTGTCATCAGTTCATCAAATAAATCTTCTTGCATCTTATATATCCTTGTCTTGATTGTCTGCCATAAATGCATCAAGGCTGTCTGCCTTTGCTACCTCTGTATAGTAATGATACATCTCATCATATGCAAATTGCAATAGCGTATCCATATCCCAATCATCTACAGATTTCATGCAAGCCTCTGCAATTTCATCGTCTTTGTACTTATTCATCTTACTTCCCCTTAAAATCTCTAGCTATCATCTCTGCTATCTTGTCTATTCCCTTGGCTAGCATGAACACTAGACAGAAAGCAATCCCCATTACACATAGTGCTAATCCTATAAGTTCCATAATTCTAATCCCTTCTTGATACCCTGTAGGTATGCTAACATCTGCTTATATGGTATTCTATGCTGTACTATATGCGAACCGTTATTACTTGTCAACTGCCAGCCCCCATAGTGAGTGTTTAGATTAAGCTCAAAAGCTGTCTTAGCCTTGCTGTTTATGTAGTCTAAGTGATGGTTCAATACTGCTCTGCTTGCACTCATTGTCTTATCCTCTCTTGTGATGGGTGCTAGTACTTCGGGATAGAATACACTAGCACCCTGTTATAGTCAATCAGTTGTTACTATGTCCTGTTGTCCACCAAACTTACGTTTTACTAGTGCTGGTACTGACAAGTAGTGGCTAGTCTTTCCAAAGTGTAAGCCCATGAATGTAGACCCCTTGCTGAACCCGTACCTGTTAAGCTTTACACGTGGCCGGATACCGTACGTTGCTAGTGTCTTGTTAGATAGTTTAAGTGTGTAAGTCTTCATAGTTCTAGTCCTTTCTAGTTTTCTAATAGATATTCTTCTTCTACTTCAAAGTACCTTTGTTGCTCTTCATCCCATTCTAACTCTATTACATCATTTTCCATCTGTCAAACCCTTTCTTATATGTTGTGTTTCTTCTTCCATGCGACCCATGTAATGGCCTGCAGCTGTCTGCCTAGTAAATCATATTCCTTAGCTACTGTCAAATATTCTTTCTGTAACTTGGCATATTCTTTTATACTTATACTAGTTTTAGCGTGTGTTAATCCTACTCTCTCATTGTAGTATATATTTTTAGCGTGTCCGTCAATAGTTATATCATCTTCGCCCATAATATTACGAAAGAAACTGATAATCTTCTTTCCAGATAGTCGCACTATCACTGTCTCATAGTCTGGAAACTCTTTTAATATTCCCCATGCTTTCTCTTTCATCTTGTGATAGGTACTCACCTTTACACTGTCCATGCCTTGCCCGTCTTGAAAAGCCTTGCATAGCTCATAAGCATTAACTAAATTTCTTTCCCACTTGTTGTTAGGACTAAGGCTAGCCATAACACCCACAACAATATAAATAGGCATATCTAGTTTTTCTGCTATCTGTCTAGCCTCTTGTTGCGCCTCATCATACCAGTCTGAGGCTTGTAGTATTTCAGCTTGTGACAAGTTAGCTAGTGCATACTTGTACATTTTGCGAATGTTATGTTTAGACATATCTCTATCTCCTAGTCTTTGTTGTCTGCTAGGGATACAGTGACCCCTAGCGTTTTAAGTGTCAATTCTTAAAGCCTAGTTCTTTAAATTTCTTAGCTTCTTTCTCTAGCTGATATTTGATTAAGCCAAGCTTGTCTCTTGTCTCCGCTGATTGCTCTAGTTGTAAAGCATCACTATGTGAGAAGTTGCCATGCCATACTTTCAGAATAATATCTAAGTCTCTAAGGTTTAAGCTTTCCATCTTATCAAATCCTAAATTGTTACGTTGTCTTGTTCTTCTTCTTATTGTGTGACTAGCAAGGTGGGACGAACCGCTTATGCTCTCTCTTTTGTCTGCAAGACATACCTGTTGCGTGTCAAACTTTTGACATCGGGTCGGTCGCTCTTGCCCTTTCAGTATAGCACAACAAGAGAAAGAGAAACAAGCTTTATTTTAATAAAAAGTGAATTTATTTGCATTTAAGTTGTTAAGTGTCTGAAAACATTAGAAAGAAAGTTAAAAATAAATAGATAATAGGTGTATTTGTTAGGAATTGTTTTAGGACATAATATAGTAATACAAGAAACAGATAGAGAGAGACAGACAAAGTGTGATAAAAATGTCACACGTGCAGCATTTAAGCCACACTTAAAGACACTTAAAGAATCTAACATGTCAAAAGGATGACACTTAAAGAATCTGCAAGTGTCTGTTAGTGTCAAATATTTGACTTGACAGGGCTATAAGTGTCGTGCTATACTAAAGGGTTATGGGGGTACGTGCGTTCTATTACTATTATATACCCCCTCAGATTTTTCTGTATAAATTAGCTTGGTGAATACACAAAGAGGAGTAAGTAGTCATGTCTTATAGCGATTAGAGCCAAGCTTAAGAGGGGTATAATACTCTATACATACTATAGGTACTTTAACCCCCCTAGCTCTAGGATGTAACTTTAGACTTCTATCCAACCATCCTGCCTACTACTTACAGAGGCTACATTCATATGTGACATGAACTTATCTAGCTCATTATCTAGCAATTCTTCCTTACGTACTGCTATCTCTACATCAGCATCAGCAGCCATCTGGTCTACCCAATACTGTACAGCCATAGCCAGTACATCAAGTCTATCATCGTGAGCTAATGCTCCTCTCTGCTTAGTAATCCTAGTCATCTGATAGGTCAGCATGTACTTAATACCCTTCTCAGGGGGCATGTCCTGCACACTATCATAGTCTCTCTGTATCACCTTAGGGTCTATAACCAACCTGTGCTGGTTCATTACAGGCTCTAGTGTATCAATGATACGAGATTCCTTCTGTGTATTGTGACGTACCTCTTCAGTAGCCACAGGGTAACTCTTCAACAGGTGAGGCTTCAGTAGTTCAGTAAACATACCATCACCGAAGTTACTCTCTATCAGTACCATATTAACCTGATGTATCTTAGCGAGGTCTGTCAGGTGCTGAAGTGCAGCATCAGTGTACCCACCCTCTACACCACCAGCATCTACTACATACAAGTAACCATTAAGCATCTTAACAACAGCGTATGCAGTCTCATCTGAGCCTCTACCAGAGGGGTCAATGGCTAGTATGCTACCTGTATACTTAGAGCGTCCTATAGTGTCCTCAGGGGCGTAGAACTTATCTCCTGACAACCCTACATTAGGGATGTCGTGCATGGGTTTCATAATACCATACACCATCTTCTCAGGTGCAGTCTCCTTATCACAGGAGTAGATGATGAGGTCACTCAGTTTAAGCGGATATTTGTTTGCATCACTGAGACTAGTATCCAGCATAAATTGCAGAGCAAAACCACTTCTACCATAACTGAGTTCTCTTTCTATCAAATCTTCATCATCAAAGCGTTTAGGGTCCGTAGGAAGCCCGTACACGGCCTCTCCTTGGTTCTGTAGTGTCTCATATAGGGAAGGAGCAAGTCGGCCACCATACGCCTTCTCAGAGCGTTCTAGAGTAGGGTAGCGTGAGGGCCACACTCTCATCTGGTATCCACGGTTAAGTAGTACATTGTATAAGGACATCTCATTCTGAGGTGTACCTAAGTAGATAATCTTACCGTCAGGCTTTAGAACAGCGTCAAATTCCTTAACAGTCTCCCCAAGCTTCTCACGCATCATGTGTGTCATAGAGTTATTAGGTACTTCTACGTCATCAGCAATGATGATGTCAGCACGTGAACCTGTAAGCTGTCCTGTAACACCTACAGACTTTACAGAGGGGCTACCAGATGCTTTAGCTGGTGCTACATCAAAGGCAATCTTAGACCACCTCTGCCCATCCCTAGCGATTAAGTGTTGGCATATGGGTAGTTCTACGATTATTCGCTGTGTGAAGGTCGAGAAGTCATCTGCTCTAGCTTTAGAGGCAGATACTACCATAAACTTTAGTTGGGGGTTCAGGAGTAGCTGGTGGACCACGTAGGCAGCAGTGATGTAGGACTTACCTACGCCACGGAAAGCCTCAATAATGCTACGCTTGGGGCTGTTCTGTAGGTAGTGTGCTATATCGTACTGTACTGGTGTGGGTTCAGGTAGTCCTAAGTGTTGCCACACTAGGTATGTAAAGTTTCTAAAGTCTTTTAAGGCTTCAGGTACGTTAGTCATCCTACCTTCCTAATATTAGTTTAATTTTAGCTATTTCTATTTCTAGGTCATGTACTCTACGTACAGTGTCTTGTACTTCCTGCGGTGGTTGAAATACGTCAATCCACTCATCATTCTCTTCTACTTCTGCCATAGTTAATTCAAGATTATGTTCTAAGAAGGATATTCGCTCTGTCAGGCCAAAATAGGCCCAAGTAGCTATGCTTGCAGCAGCAATCATGGATACTAAGTTACGCAGAGGAATAGTAATCTCACTGTTATCATTTAACTTAGTAGCTGTATTTTTAACTGAGTTTGTCATTGAATACTCTCCGCTACCTCAAAGGGTAAGTCATTGAGTAGGTTAGCCATAGGACTTTCTGCTGTAATTACATCTAGGCTTGCGCCATTGTCCTTAAGAAACTTAACAGCCACTGATAACTCACTAGCCGTTGCCTCACCACTCTGTACACGTAACAGTAGTTCTTTAGTAACCGCTTCGTGTAGGAAGTCCATCTGTTGTTTTTCTATCACTGCCATTCTCCTGTACGGATTTGCTCACTGACTTCTAACGCCCTGTGTCCAACCTGACTAGCCCAACGGCTTTGTAGAAACTCATCTGCCGCCATATCGTAGTTTCCTGCCTTTAGCAGAGCCATTGCGTTTACGAACTTTGAGACTGTCCCTATCCCTACGTTGAAGGTGAAGTTGATAAGGGCTGCGAAACGTACCTCGTCTAACTCCATCGTCCAAGGGAACTTGTCCTTCAGTAACCGCCCTGCTCTCTCTATGTCGTTTAGCAGTAGCATCTCTGCTTCCTGCTCTGAGATGCCTACGTCTTCCAGATTTCTTCCAATACCTATTGTAAGTTTTCCTGCTGTGCATTTGTACGGTTCTAGCTTAAGCCCTTCATGTCGCTTTAGTTGTTCTATAAGTTGCGTCATTCTGTTAGTCTCCGCTTGTTCTTCTGTAGTTATGTTGTGCATATCCCACATTACTTCTTCATCCGATATACGATGTTGATTGCAGTGTTTGCACATACTGCTAGGAGTGTTAGTATCTGTAGAAAGATAGCTATAATTTCTAATTCCACTACTTCTCCTGTTTAGGTATCGCATTGCTACATACGTAACAAAACATTCTAACAAAGCCACGCATTAGCTTCTCTGGTATGTATTGAGTGTTCAGACAGTGTTTGCAAGTATACTTCATTACTTCTTACCAAACATCTTAGTTGCACCCTTAATACCAAATGATGCTGATACGATTACACCAAGGGTATACTTGTACCAGTCAGGTGTCTGTGCCAGTGCTTGAAAGCCCCTCTCCACATACTCGACAGTCCACGGCAAGAAGCAGAGTAAAAGTGGGACACTGAACAGAATTGTAAGGTACTCGTCTTTCCACGATTCCTTAGAACCTTTGACAGCCTCAACATCCCAATCAATCTCCCCTGCAATCTGCTTCTCCATAATAGAGGTTTCTGCTTCTATCTTAACTAACTTCTGTTTAGCCTTGGCTTTCTTTGTTTCCACAAAGCCCTCGACTGCACTAGAGGCTACTCCGAATAGCCCCTGTAATACCATGCCCATCATATCTTATTACCTTATTCCTATCGCCTGTGCTGCACTATACATCATGTACATAAAGGCAAGAACAATAAGTAGTATAAACACAACTACAATTCCTAAGATACTTAAAGTATCCATCATATCTTCTTGTTTTCTTGCCTTTTCCTTACGTGCTTCTATAGCAGCTTCCTTGGCTTCTTGTATTCTTTTAGCACGTTCTGTGACAATAGACTGCCACGTACCGTGTCCAAACCTCATATCAATGAGAGTACGCATCTCGTTCATCTTCTCTTGAGCAAGCTTTGCGTCTATGGTTTCTTTAGCCACATTTGATATAGAGAAAGCAGAATTAGATTTCTTATTACGCTTTTGCTGGACTTGCTGTTCACCTTCAAAGAGTTTATCAACAAATCCAGCTATCTCGCCCACATCATTTGCGGTGTTGATTACAGATTTGATTTGGTCTACTGCGGCCTTAACTAAGGAAATTCCTGCTAGTGTTTCTGCAATCATTCTATGTTCCTACATCTTCATCAAGAGGGATGATGCAAGGCCAACAACTATAATCGTTGACCCCATTATCATGGCTTC